AATGCAAGACCCAGAAGTTTTAGAAGCATTAGAAATGGGTATGATAGAAATTACAGATATTATGCAGACAAGAATACAACAATGTTCTACAATAGGAAATATTTTATTATTTGAGCGTACACTAAACACTGATATCTATCCACTTGTTCCTTTTGCGAACATTTGGACTAATACTCCCTATCCAAAGTCAGATGTGAACAAGGTTAAAGACTCTCAGAGGCTTTTAAATAAGTTATTCTCTTTAACCTTGTCACACGCTCAATCTTCTGCTGGATTAAAACTTTTAATTCCAGAAGGAAGTGTTGATAGCGTGTCTCAGCTTGAAAAAGATTGGGCTAATCCTAATGCTGTGATTGAATACAATCCAGAATTTGGAGAACCTCACTTTCCTCAACCTGCACCGCTAGCTAGCGAATTTTACTATCTAATAGATAGAATAGAAAAATATATCGATTTAAATTTTGGTATTCCTGAATTATTACAAGGTTTTAAAGACCAAGCTCCTGAGTCAGTTAGAGGTACAATGCTTTTATCTGAAATGGGAGAATCAAGAGGAAAATCAAAATTAAGAGATATAGAAACAAGCTTGGCTCAAGTAGGTCAAGTTATTTATAATTTATCAAAAGAACATTACAAGTTCGAAAAGACTTTTAAAATCGTACAACCTAACAATGATTTGACTGAATTTACAGTCAATAATAGAATGTACGACGATAAAACAAGCGAATTAATGTCGATTCAAAATGATTTAACATTAGGTCAACACGATATTCGCATTATATCAGGTTCAACTTTACCAAGCAACAAGGTCGCAGAATATAATATGTACCTTGAGGCGTATAAACTAAATCTGGTAGATGATGTCGAGGTTTTAAAGAAAAGTGAAATCTTTGACAAAGAAGGTGTTCTTCAAAGAAAGAGTCAAATATCTCAATTGAAATCTTACGTAGCTCAACTTGAAGACCAGGTGAAGAATCTAAAGGGCGATTTACAAACATCCGAAAGGGAAGCAGTAAATGCTCGCAAGAGAGTGGAGACTGAAAAGTTCAAAACTCAACTTGGAGATGTTCTTCAGCAGTCTAAAGTTAAGCAAGCAGGTAAAACACTGCAATTAACGCAAGCAATTGATAATATTAAATCTGAAAATGAAGGCAATAACAAATAAAAAAACAGAAAAGTCCTGGTTATGAGTTTTAATACTAAATCAGGAAAGGAGAAATAAATGGCAAAAGAAGAAAAGGTTGAAAGCATAGACCCAATCGTTGAAGGAGCTGAAGCATCAGAACCTACTCCTATATTGGAGGAACAACAAGTAATGGAGGGTACTGAAGAAGTATCTGAAATTGTAGATTGGGAAGCTGAATCCAAAAAGTTTCAATCGATGTACGATAAAAAAACTGCCGACTATGAAAATCTTTCAAGCGATGCAAAAGAATTGCATCAATTGAAATCTTTATTAGACGGAAGGCCGGACGTTGTGGAAGCTATGGAAGAAGTTCTTACTGGAAAATCTAAAGAAAGTTCTCAGGAAAAACCAATTGAACCTGAGTCTTTCGACCCCTGGGATGCTTATTACAAGCCTGATTCTCCATCCTATAAAATGAGGGTGAAGAATGAAGAAAAGCTTGTTCACGAAACTGTAGATCGTGAGCTCGGAAAATTACAGGAGGCTATGGCCCTTACAAACATTAAGAACGAGCTTAAGTCAAGGCATAAAATGTCCGACTCTGACGCAGAAAATTTTCTTGAGTTTGCAACCACTCCTCGCGGAGACCTTCCTCTTGATACTCTAGTAAGAGTTTGGAGAGATGAAGGTACTGGTTCAAAACCAAATGAAAATAAGAAAGCTGTCGAAAAAGCTCAGAAAGTTCCAAGACCTGCAGGAGTTTTACAAGGTGGAGAATCTCCACAGAAAAGCGAACCTGACCAAGTCTGGAATAGAATAATGAATGTTGGGAACCGTAGCAAATTAGTTAAATAATAACAATTAGCTTAGGAGAAACAAATGGCTTACAATCAGAATATGCTAAAATCATCTGATATTACAGCAGCCTCTACTAGTGCGGGAGTCGGAACGGCTCCAGACCAAAGAAGATTGTATGACTTTTCTGACAGAGTTGCAGAACTAATGCCAGAGGAGTCACCTTTCTTCGTCTACCTAAACAAAGTTGCTAAGAATCCAACAGACGATTCTATTTTCCGATTTTTGGAAAACAGAACTGTTACTAACTGGACTTCACGTAACTTTAGTTTAGCGGCAAACGCTAATGGTGGTTCAGCGGTATCAGCTGGAAGTGCATACGACATAACTGTTGATGACGGTTCAAGTGGCGCAATCTCATTCCTTACAAAAGGAATGGTTATTGCTGTTAACACTGTCGACTCAACAGCAGGTTGGGCACAAGCTCTTATAAGAGTTGAATCTGCTCCTACAATCGGTTCATCATCTACTGTATTTAGCGGTAGAGTTATAGATGTATCTAATGCTAATGTTTCAGGTTATAATGTTTTATCAAATAATGATGCTTGCCAAATAGTTGGTACATCATTTGCTGAAGGAACAGGCTCACCTGACACATTCTCAGATACACTAGATGACGATTTTGGGTATACTCAAATCTTTAAAACAGCTTGTGAACTATCTAACACAGCTATCGCAACCCGTCATCGTGGCTATGCCAACGAATTTGACAGGGTGTGGGCTCAAAAGCTCCGTGAACATAAAATCGACATCGAAAGAGCTATGCTCTTTGGACAGAGAGCTCGTGTTAATGGAGTTCAATACACAGAAGGTCTAGTAGGACACATCGTAAAAAACGTCAACCCAACAGCTGACGATTCAGCATTAAGTTACTCTTCTGGTAGTGCATACTACAGAAGTGTTGCTCAAGCTGAGTTAACTTACGATAGACTTCTTGCAGATATGGAAGTAATATTTGACCCAGCAAGAGGCGGAGCAAGCGAAAGACTTGTTTTAGCTTCTTTACCGGTTATTACTTTCTTTAACAAAATGGGTGACGGCGCTTTTGTCGACGCTACTCAAGGCTACTCAAATAGCCCTTACAGATACAATATGGAAAAAGCACAAGGTGCTTTCGGACACGAATTAAGTCAAATTAATACTGTTCACGGAAGTCTATACCTTGTGAAAGAACCATTATTTAGAGGTATGGCTAGTGGAATGATGTTAATGGCAGATATGTCAAACTTATCATACAGACCATTAGTTGGTAACGGAGTTAATCGTGATACTCAAATCCAAACAAATGTTCAGGCATCTGATGAGGATTTAAGAAAAGATATGATTCTTACAGAAGCAGGTCTTGAAATCACATTACCAGAAGTTCACGCTCTATACAATGTGGAGGGAATCTAAGATGAGAAGTTCGTATTTAGAAGTTAATAGTGGACAAGGCGACTACAGAAAACACGTAGAACACTTAACAGCAGCAGTTACTTTAACAAATGCTGATAGTGGTAAAGTATATGTGTGTTCATCTGCAGACGGCGCGTTCTCAGTTACGCTTCCTACAGCTTCAACAGGCTTAGACGGAGTGCATTATAAATTCATCGTTTGGGAGGAAACTCCAACCGCTGATATTACAATCGCTCTAGGAAGTGCAATTGGTAGTGGTGTTAATAAAGATGCTGGCGGAGATGCTGCAAACTCAACAGCAGGTACTCAAATTTCAAACATTATTCTTGACACAACCGCTCAACGTGGTGATGTTGTAGAATTAATGTTTTGGGGTGGAGAGTGGCTGTTTACTGCGTTAAGTAGTATCAACAATGGTATTCAAACATCGTAATAATCTGTGAAGATTAGCAGTTTTTGGAACTGTGGGGTTACTCGTATAAAGGATTAACCCCGAATCCAAAAAAGATTTTTTAAAATTAACAGGAGAAAAAAATGGCGAATTACAATACAACTACAAAGATTATCATTAATGATATAAGCCCAAAAGCAGATTCAGTTTCTGGTTCTTTGGCTAAAGATATTAATGATTATATTCAAGGGCTTGATGATAGCTCTGGAGCTATAGTTGATATAAAGGCTGTAAAGCTAGATAGAAGTAGAATAGCCTATATTATTGTTCATAAAGGATAATGGCTAAAAACTGCCAACATTGTAGTGAGCCTAATCCAGAAGGATTTTTTAATTGTCCTTCTTGTGGAAAGAAGGCTTCTGAATCTAAATGGAATGCGCAGTTTGTCATAAGGGAAAACAGTCCTTGGGCAACAGCTATTAGAAAAGACCAAATAGATTTTGGAACTAAAGATATGAATGAACATATCAAAGAAAGCCAGAAAAAAAATCTGACTCCGAAGTTGGGCTCTGGAGATTTTTCTAAGTCCAAAGGAGTGGAACATAACGATACTGTTAGTGTGAAATAGGAGATATTATGCCGTACGGAAAAGGAACATATGGAAGTAAAGTAGGAAGACCACCTAAAAAGAAAAAGAAAAAAGGTCGCAAGAAGAAGAAATGAGAAGAAGCATTTTTAGTGATTTGTCCGGAAAGAAGAAAACTCTAAAGAAGACAAGACAAGGACAAAGCAAACATACTAAACTTGGAACAAAACCAAGTACTAATGCCCTTTTTGTTTGTTCAAAAAGTTTAAAGAAATATAAGAAAACATATAGAGGACAAGGTAGATAATGGCAACATTTCAAGTACAATTAGAAGATATATCAGGAGGCTCTAGTGTAGATACTGCAGCTATGAGCGATTGGTTAACTGCTGGAGCTAGAACAGTATTAGATATACTTAGTCCAACAAAATTAGAAAGAGTAGTCAGCAATCAAGCTTTTACAAATACTTTAGACGTAGAGGGAAAGAAAATTTTATCTGTCGTAAGAAGAGACGACAATCATTCTAGTAAAGCATTTATGCCTTGTAGAAAACTTGACCCTTCTTTAATGGGAAGAGTTAGTGATACAAACTATATGGAAGCTGCGTCAGAAAGCGACCCAGCATATATCATACAAGGAGATAATTTAAATACATATCCTGCTAGCAACCAATCAAATGATAGTAGAGTTGTATATCTTAATTCTGGAATAACTGTTGCTTATGGAGACAGTTCTATAGATAATTTTCCAGATGAAGCTGAACAAGCTGTTGTTTTATATGCTGCTAGAAATTATTTACAAAGATTAATGACAAACCTTATAGATAATTCTGATATTACTACTGCATTAACTGCTGTGAATACAGAATTAGATGAATTACAAGCTATAGCAGATAATATTCATACAGAGGTAGCTTTAATAAATGCTCAAGCAGATTCTGCTCTTACAGAAATAGGGTTAGCAAATGCCGAAGTGGATAAAATGGCTACAGAAATTGGTTTAGATAATGCTGAATTAGATTTAGCTAAAGTAGAATTAGCAGAAGCAGCAGTTGTAGTAGATGCTACAGTTGATACAGTTATAGCAAACATAAATCAATCTGCAGACAAATGTGCAGCAGCAGTTGCATTAGCTAATACTCAGTTTGACAGTGCAGTTACAGCAAATACAGCTGAAGATATAGAATTAGCTTCATCTCACGTTGGAGCAGGAAGTGGATATCTTGCAGAAGCTAATGCTGGTTTAACAGAAGCTCAATCATATTCACAGGAAGTACAGGCAGCACTATCTCAAGTTCAAAACCAGGTTAATGTAGCACAAGGATATATACAAAACGGAGCTGGATATTCAAGAGTTGCTGACGGATATGCAAAAGCAGCTCAAGGATTTTTAGGAACTGCTTCAGGTTATTTGTCTGCTGGTCAAGGATTTACTTCATCAGCTAATGGATATGTATCTGAAGTTCAAGCTAAGATTGGTATTGCATCAGGATACTTACAAGAAATGCAAGGAAGGTTAGCTGTAGATACAACTAAATATTCTTGGTATGAAAAACAATATGCTTTAACCGATGGAAGATA